GTCGGCTTCCGGTGCTTGCGAAGATCGCTTTCTCGTGGTTGCCGACCAAGGAAATCAATCTGGCCAAGGCGGTTGCGTCGCCGTTCCATTCGATCGTTATGTGCAGCCCGCAGCTTGCGTTGACCCGTGCGCCGTGCTCGTTGATCTTGTCGATCGCGTCTTCGATTTGTTTGAGGCCTTCGTATCCCTTGAGCTTGGGGCTTACGAATTCGCATCCCTTGCGGTTGGGTGCTTCTGGTTTGATGCTCGCGTCGCGTTCTGCTCGCCATCCGGTGGGGAGCCAAGGTACTTGGTGTCCGTGGTGGTATGGTCCGATCGGTGTGGTGTCGCTGTTTGGCAGGGTGGTCTCGAATTCGATTCCGAAGGCGATCTCGTTAGCGTTCATCTTTGTCTCTCCGTTTGGGTTGGGTGGTTCTGTCGATTGCGATCGCTGTTGCGTTCGCGTATGACACATTCAGCCCTGCGGTTTGAAACACATCCAGCCGAGAAAGCATGTTTTTCCCAGTCTTTCTGCATGTTTTCCGGCACCCCCACAAACGCAACGGTTGGCGATGTGTGCGGGGCAGAATGCATGTGCCCAAGGGGTCGAACATCGAAACAAGTCGCGCCGGTGGGGCCCGTGTGGGCCACGGTGCCAATCACTGGAGAAGGGAGCCTGGCATGAGTGACGGAAAAAAACCGATCGATCCGAATCGGCTTACGCCAGAGCAGGCTGCCAAACTCCTCTCGGCAGCGGCCAAGATCCGGATTCCCGAGGAGCACATTGCGCTAGACATCGAAAACGGGGCACCTGTAAACCAAGATGGAACAATAAGCTTGGTCCACTACATCGCATGGATGGTAAAGGAGATGGGCCGTGGTGAGTGATCCAAGAAAACTTCGACCTAGCGAACTTTGCAGAATGCTTAACTCCACACCGCTAGGTGAGGTTATTAGCGAGAGGCAACTGTATCGACACCGAACACGTGCTGGCATGCGCATCGGCGATGCGAGGTACGTTGACCTGCTTCGTTACGGAGCGTGGCTAGTTGAGACTCGGCATGCTCCTGCCCCCGAGTCATCTGGGGATCCATACGAGAAGCTCAAGGAACGTGCGCGAGCACGCAATGTGGCTATTGCAACGGCAGGCCGTGACATCGGTGAACTTCCGGAGATTGCTGACCCAGAGCGAAAGGCCAAGGCCGCTGCGAACTTTCGTTACTTCTGCGAGAGCTATTTTCCACTGACGTTTCATCTGGCTTGGTCGGATGATCACCTGAAGGTTATCAACCGGATTGAGCAGGCAGTACTGCGTGGGGGACTGTTCTCGATGGCAATGCCTCGAGGTAGCGGCAAGACCACTATCTGTGAATGTGCATGTATTTGGGCGGTTCTCAATGGCCACCGAGAGTTCGTATGTCTCATTGGTAGCGATGAGGGCCATGCCTGCGATATGCTCGAATCGATCAAGATGGAGCTCGATGGAAACGAGCTACTCCTTGCGGATTACCCCGAGGTTGTTTTCCCAATCCAGTCCCTTGATGGAATCGCCAACCGGTGCAATGGCCAACTCTACAAAGGGGAGCGAACCCACATTGGGTGGACGGCCAAGGAGATCGTCCTACCTACGATGCCCGGAAGCATCGCCAGCGGAGCGATCATCAAGGTCGCTGGAATCACGGGGCGGATCCGGGGGATGAAATACAAGCGATCCGACGGTAGGACTGTTCGACCAACCCTCGTGGTCATCGACGATCCCCAAACGGACGAATCGGCTAGATCCCTTTCCCAGTGTGCCACGCGTGAGAGTATTCTCGCTGGGGCCATCCTGGGGCTATCGGGCCCAGGGAAGAAAATCTCCGGAATCATGCCTTGCACGGTTATTCGCCCGGGTGATATGGCCGACAACATCCTCTCGCGCGATAAGCATCCCGAATGGAATGGGGAGCGGACCCGAATGGTCTATGCATTCCCAAGCGACGAAAAGCTTTGGACGAAGTACGCCGAGCTTCGAGCAGAGAGCCTGCGCAGCCGAGGAGATATCTCATTGGCCACACAGTTCTACGGTTCGAATCGATCGGCTATGGACCGCGGGGCGCAGATAGCTTGGCCTGAGCGTTACAACCATGATGAACTGTCGGCGATACAACATGCGATGAATCTCAAGCTTCAAGATGAAGCAGCATTCTTTGCCGAGTACCAAAACGAACCACTCCCAGAACAGCAAGCCGATGACTCTGAACTGACTCCCGATCAGATTGCTGCAAAGTTCAACCGAATCGATCGCAGGGTTGTTCCGATAGGGACGAACCATTTGACCATGTTTGTGGACGTCCAAGCGACGCTTCTGTTTTACTCAGTGGTCGCCTGGGAGAGTGATTTCACTGGATACCTGATCGACTATGGGAGTTATCCGGATCAGAAGAGACCCTATTTTACACTTCGGGATGCAAGGTCCACGCTATCGACGGCGACCAAGGCCGGTGGGCTCGAGGGGAGTATCTACGCTGGTCTTGAGCGGCTAACTGGTGATCTGATTGGTCGGGAATGGCGACGGGATGACGGTGCCATGATGCGAATCGAGCGATGCTTGATCGATGCAAACTGGGGAGCTTCGACTGATGTGGTTTACCAGTTTTGTCGGCAAAGCGCCCATGCTGGCATCGTAATCCCAAGCCACGGGAGGTTCGTCGGAGCATCCAGCCAACCGTTCTCTGAGTACAAACGTCGCCCCGGGGATCGCGTAGGACACAACTGGAGAATCCCAAACATCCATGGGAAACGCGCGGTTCGTCACGTGGTCTATGACACCAACTACTGGAAAACCTTCATGCATGCTCGACTTGCCGTTTCGATGGGGAGTAGAGGTTGCCTATCGTTTTTTGGAACGAGTCCCGAGACCCATCGACTCTTGGCCGAGCACCTTTCTGCCGAGTATCGAGTACGCACTGAGGGGCGTGGTCGAACGGTGGACGAATGGAAACAGCGCCCAGAGCGAGGTGACAACCACTGGCTCGATTGCATCGTTGGTTGCTGCGTTGGAGCAGCGATGCAGGGAGTGGCTCTCTCGGGAAGCGAATCGGTTGGTATCCCAAAGTCTGGACGGGTTAGTTTTGCTGAGCTTCAAAGGAAACGAAACCGATGAGCGAACCAAAAGAGCAAAAGGAAGATCGAGGTATCGCTTGCCCCCAGTGTGGTTGTCGGCACTTTTACACCACACACACGCAACCCCAACGTGATGGTCGTATTCGAAGGCGCAAGGAATGTCGGCACTGCGGGAGACGAATCGTTACTTATGAGTCGACTCAAATTCTGCCTCGAAAATGCTAGATGTAGCACGATCTAGCTAATTTCATACTTTCTTCCGTCATCGCGTCAGCTTGCCGGGTAGTTCTACAGATAGGCGGCACTTCGTCTGTTTCACTGGAGCACCCCGATGGCTGATGAATTAAATGACACGATTATTCAAAACGCTCAGGGGCCAGCTAAGGCCTCCGGTGACGCTGGTAGTGTTGAGCAGCACAAGCTGACCGACCAAATCGAGGCCGATCGCTATTTAGCCTCAAAGCAAGCCGCGAAATCGAAGCGTCGTGGCTTGGTCTTCAACAAGATCGTACCACCGGGGGCCGAGTAACCATGCTGTCCTGGATTTCCAATTGGTGGACGCAGAACAACACTCTCCCGCAATCGCGAAGCGTTGCGAGAGTCGTGCGCGCTCGCTATGACGCCGCAGTGACCACCGACGACAATCGACGCCATTGGGCCAATGCCGATGGACTCTCGCCCAACGCTTCCAACAGCGCCGAGGTTCGCCGGATCCTTAGGAACCGTGCTCGGTATGAAACGGCCAATAACTCGTATGCTCGGGGGATTGTGCTAACCCTGGCGCATGACGTAGTGGGTACCGGCCCCCGGTTGCAGATGCTTACTGCCGACTCAGAAGCGAACCGTCGCATCGAGCATGCCTTCATGATGTGGGCAAAGGCCGTAAACCTTGCAGAGAAACTCCGCACGATGCGGATGGCACGCGCCACGGATGGCGAGGCATTTGCAGTCTTGGTGAATAATCCTCGATTAACTATTCAAGTTCAACTCGACTTGCGACTAATCGAAGCCGACCAGGTCACGACGCCCGATCTTGATAGACTCTCGACGACCGCTGTTGATGGCATCGTATTTGATGCTGCTGGTAATCCCATCGAGTATCACGTGCTTCGAAGTCACCCCGGAGACGGATACTACTGGGGCAAAAGCGACTACGAGCAAATCCCTGCTGCGTCGGTTCTTCATTGGTTCCGAGCTGATCGACCAGGGCAAACGCGTGGTATTCCAGACATCATGCCAGCCCTACCGCTCTTTGCTCAATTGCGAAGATTCACTTTAGCGGTACTTGCTGCCGCAGAGACCGCAGCAGACTTTGCAGGGATCCTTTATACCGATGCACCTGCTAACGGAGAGGCCGATGCGGCTGAACCATTCGAACCAATTGAGCTTGAAAAACGCGCATTAGTGACCATGCCAGGTGGCTGGAAGATGGCTCAAATGCAAGCAGAACAGCCATCGACAACCTACGCGGATTTTAAGCGTGAACTGCTTAATGAAATCGCTCGATGCGTTAATATGCCCTTCAATTACGCAGCATTGAATTCCAGCTCCTATAATTTTGCAAGCGGTCGTCTTGATGGACAAATTTATGCGAAAGCAATACGCGTTGAACAGTCGCATTTAGAGCGAGTTGTTCTCGATCGTATTCTCTCTGCATGGCTCGATGAAGCATCGCTTGTCGCTGATTTGCTACCGGCAGGTTTAGGTCCTTTTGCACAGTGGCCTCATCAATGGTTCTGGGATGGCCATGAGCATGTTGATCCTGCCAAAGAAGCCAATGCACAAGCCACTCGGCTAGCAAGTCACACGACTACCTTGGCTGACGAGTATGCCAAGCGAGGCCAAGACTGGGAAGTTCAGCTTCGCCAGCGCGCCAGGGAAGTTGCGCTTATGTCTGAGCTTGGTTTAACCGCTGAGCAAGTTTCTCAACCTCCAATTCAGGAACAGCAAGATGTCCAAGACGATGAAGTCCCCATCGGCGATTAAGGCTGATGAAAATCGCAATCAACTGAGATTGAATGCAACGGCGGTGATCGATGTCGATGCATCCGCTGACGGCACATCAGGCAGTGCGTTGCCTCGTTTTCGGATGGTCGCTTATACCGGTGGGCAAATGCGCGTCGCTGGATGGCGTCACCCTGTGATTATCGACTTAGCTGGTCTATCGATCCCATCGCAAGCACGACCGATCCGATTCGGCCACGATCCCCTCTCGGGTGTTGGTCATACCGACTCGATCCGAGTCGAGGCTGGCCAACTTGTAGCTAATGGGGTGGTGTCTCGGGATACGCCTGCTGCTCGTGAAGTGGTGATCAGTTCCAAGAATGGCTTTCCATGGCAAGCGAGCGTGGGAACCGGTGTGGATGAATTCGAGTTCGTCAAGGAAGGTCAAAAGGTCACGGTCAACGGTAATCAATACAACGGTCCGGTGAACGTGATTCGTAGGTCCTCGCTTGGTGAAATCAGTTTCGTAGACCTTGGTGCCGACGGAGCCACTAGCGCAAGTGTCGCTGCCCAGGCATCAGCAACCTTTGGAGAAACCGAGATGGATCCGAGTCAAAATGTAAACCAAGACGACCAACCAACAACGCCAACGACTCCGGTCGCTCCGGATGCAGCTCCGGTACTGGTTCCACCAAATCCGGTTCCCGTTGAACCGGTAACCAATCCACCTGAGATAGCCACTGAGGTCGAAGCCATGAGGGCTGCCCATGCTGCGGAACTTGAACGAATCGCAGGGATTCGAAGCATTTATAACGGAGCTCTTCCACTGGTCGAAGCCCAGGCGATTCGCGAAGGATGGAACCTTGAGAAAGCGGAACTGATGAAGATCCGAATGATGCGCCCCGAAGTTCCTGCGATTCATGTCTCGCAGAACACGATCAACGCGAGCGTGTTGGAGGCGGCCTGTTATATCAGTGCCAACCTTATGAACGCCGAGCAGTACATTCCTGAGCAAAGCCTTGAGCTTGCATCCAAGAAATTTAAAGGGGGGATCGGTCTTCAAGAACTATTACTCGAGGCTGCCTGGGCCAATGGATATACCGGACGAACTTTCCGAGACAACCGCGAAGTTATGCGAGCCGCTTTCGGCCAACGCGTGGAAGCTAGCTCGGTAAGTAATATCGACATCGGGGGAATTCTCTCGAACGTTGCAAATAAGTTCCTTCTCGAAGGTTTCTTTACGGTCGAACGCACATGGCGCAACATCTGCTCGGTGCGGAACGTGACAGACTTCAAGACTGTTACAAGTTATCGCCTAATTGGTAAAGATCAGTATGAACTGGTGGCCCCAGGGGGGGAAATCAAGCACGGTAATCTAGGGAATGAAAGTTTCACGAACAAAGCAGATACCTACGGGTTGATGCTCGGTGTGGATCGTCGCGATTTCATCAACGACGACCTGGGAGCAATCACCACAGTACCTAGAAAACTTGGCCGAGGATCGGGTATGAAGATCAACGATGTGTTCTGGACGACATTCATGAACAACTCGGCGTTCTTTACGGCGGGCAACAAGAACCTTCTCACCGGTACCGATACCGTTCTGTCGATCGATGGGCTCACCAAGGCAGAGGTCGCCTACTACGACTTGGTCGATTCCGATGGCAAACCGATCGGAACGATGCCTGCAATCATGCTGGTTCCAACCTCATTGTCGGCTATCGGGTCGCAGCTCTATAAGTCCTTAGAGATGCGTGATAACACGGCAAACGCAAGAACCCCGATTAGCAATCCTCACGCTGGTAAGTTCCGTGTAGAAATCAGCCGCTACCTCGGCAACTCGAATTATACAGGGAATTCGACCAAGGCGTGGTACTTGCTTTCGGATCCTAACGATCTACCGGTAATAGAAGTTGCATTTCTTAACGGCCAAGAAGCTCCCACGATCGAAACGGCTACGGCTGATTTTAACGTCCTTGGTGTTCAGATGCGTGGTTACCACGATTTCGGTGCAAGTCTTCAAGATCCTCGCGCAGCGATTAAATGCAAGGGTGAAGCATAAGCCTAGCCAAGCACGTCTTTCCAAGTTTCATCCGATCTATCAGTTGAGGTTTAACTCACCATGCCACAGGCAACATACATTCAAGAAGGGCATTACATCGATCACACCCCGGTCAGCGCTTTGGCGTCTGGGGATGTGGTTGTCCAAGGGGATCTGGTCGGCGTTACGGTTCGTCCTATTGCAGCAGGGGAACTCGGTTCGCTTGCGGTTGACGGCGTCTTTGATTTCACGAAGAACACCGGCGTCGCCTTCACGGTCGGCACCATTCTGTACTGGGACGACACCAACAACGTCGTGACCACGACTTCGGCGGGTAATAAATCCATCGGCAAAGTGGTCCGAGCAGCTGCTTCGGCAGATACCACGGTCCGAATGCGACTCAGTCAGTAATCATCGCATTCACATCGCTTCATCTGTCTCCATCGTTTCATCAATCGCAGGAATCACTATGAAAACCAAATGTTTGTCGTTGGTTCTTCTGGTGGCTGTTTGCATGGCCACCTTGTCGTTCGCCCAAGAAAAGATCTGCATCAATGGGGTTTGCCAAGCTGGCCAAGTCCAGAGCACGATCGTTCTTGATCCACTTCGAGAAGACTTGAAGCTGGTGGATATGCACCCGACCATTTGCACGAACTGCGTCAATTCACCAGCGTCCTGACTCTTACGTTTCGCCTTTGGAGATAACCGATGACCACTGGAGACGTTGGCCCATTCCGCATGCAGTTCACCAATTCGCGTGGAGTCACCCGAGAGATTCCTGGCTTGGATGACGTGGACGACATGTTCAAAGTCAAATCGATCCAGAAGAAGTTCCGCGATTCCTGGACTCGGACTCTGACGGACCTTTGGGATCTGACCACCAGCGGTGGATCCACGGCGAGCGTCTCCGGTGGTGTGCTAACCATCGGATCTGGAACAACCGCAGGTGGATATGTCGAGCTGCTCTCGAAAGACACGTTCACGATTCCATTTCGAGCGATGATTGCGGTTCAATCCGGAACTCCTCGCCAAGCCAATACGCATCACATCATCGAAGCCGTATCGGTGGATTCAACTACCGGAGTACCGGATGGTAGGCACAGCCTGAACATCGACTTTGGCGGTGCTGCGAATATGACTGCCAGCAATATGGTCTATAGCGTTCAAAACGGCGGACTGACCCCACTTCCCTCCGCGCCATCATCGATTGTTACCACCGTCAGTTACACAATTCTCGAACTCGAACCATTCTCCGACGAGTGCTATTTCCACTCCCGAGCGATGGATTCGACCGGTGGACGCTCGAACTCGTACGTTCGGCATCAACAGATTCCCGATCCGACTGCGACCTACAAAATCCGCATCCGCTCGATGAATCATCAAGGGTTCAAAGCGGTTTCCAACGCGATCGCTGGACCAGGCAATGTCATCCGACTTACGTCGACCGCACACGGATACACCGGAACGCCGACGATTTGGGTCGAGTACCTCAATGGGGTCACCAATAACGGCGCGGTCTTGCGTGGTAATTACTCGGCTACGGTGATCGATGCGAACACGATCGATCTTACCGGCACCGTGTTTGCAGGTGCGTACGTTGTAGGTTCCGGCCAAGTTGCCCTCGCTGCAGCCCCAGCTGCCAACATCAATTTCCAATCCCAGTTCATCAATTGCCAAGATTACGCCGAACTCACCGCCGAAATCACCGCCGGGCGTGGGCAAACCGTCGTTGGGCAAGGTCTGGGGGTGATCCTTACCGGTGCGACCGCAACCACGACCAACATCGGAACCGTCACAGCGAACGTAATCGGACAAGCGGCCCACGATGCTGTTATTTCGGGTAATCCAGTACGCGTCGCAGGGCGGGCGCAGACGGCAGCCTATGCGAGCGTCGCAACCGGGGATGTTGCTGACTTGGTTTCTACCCTGCAAGGTGTACTGGTAACGCGTCCTTGGCAAATCCCCGAACTCGAATGGTCGTATGTAGCTGCCGCGGGTGGTGTGATCAATACGACGGATGTCCCCTTGGTTGCTGCAGCGGGTGCGGGTCTGCGTCGCTACATCTGCTCGATGCAACTCTCGAACAACTCGGCAGTCGCCACTGAAATCGTGCTCAAGGATGGTGCCACCGTTATCTGGCGAGGTCACTTGCCTGCCAACGCTCCGATGTCGGAGATCATCTTCGAGAACCCGCTCAAAACCACGGCCAATACGGCTCTGAACTTCGCTTGCATCACCACCGGTGCTGCGGTCTACGTCAACGCACAAGGATTCACCGCACCGTAAGGGTAACCATGATCGGCGTTAAAGTCACCACAAAGAAATCGATCGACAAAGTGAAGCGAAAGGCGCAGCAAGGCAACTTCAAGAGCCTTGGTCATGCGGCTGCAACCATTCGCTTGGTTGCTCGTCGCTCGATCCGTAGACGCCAGACGGCAGCGATGCCCGGTAGTCCACCCAACACACGTCGTGGCCAGCTCAAGCGATCGATCATGTATGCAATCGACAAACAGCGTGGCGTGGCCCTCATCGGACCGGACTTCGATGTGATTGCCTCCGCAGGCAAAGCCCATGAGTTTGGTGGCAAGTTTCGACGTGAGCATTACCCCAAACGACCGTTCATGGGACCAGCCCTGGAAAAAGTCAAAGACCGTTTGCCACCTATGTGGGCTGGCAGCATTCGATAAGGAGAGAATTCGATGGGTGTAAAACTAGGACTCGATGCAAGGCTCTATATGAACTCAGGGACGTACGCGAGCCCCACTTGGTCGGGACTCAATACCGTTCGTGACCTAACACTGAACCTGGAAACGGGTGAAGCCGACGTGTCGACTCGATCCAATCAAGGCTGGCGAGCGACGGTGAGCACTCTCAAGGATGCGTCGTTGGAATTTGAGTTGGTCATTGACCCAGAAGATTCCGGCTTCACTTCGGTTGTCAACGCGTTTCTCCAAAACGAGCCGATTGAATTCGTCGTTCTCGACGGACCTGTCTCGGGGCCAGAAAGTATTGGTTCCCAAGGCCTGCGCGCCACGTGTCGCATCGCAAGTTTCTCTCGGAACGAGGCACTCGAAGAAGCAATCACCGCCTCGGTTACTGCCAAGCCAACGTACTCGGAAAATCCACCGAGTTGGATGTCTGTCGGTTAATCGCCTGGGCGCTACTTTCTCTTGGAGGTTTTAGAACATGCACAGTTTTGTGGACAACTCCCGACGGACCTGGGAAGTCGCGATCAATGTTACGGCCGTCAAGCGGATCCGTGGCTTGCTCGAGATCGATCTCTATGCATTGGTTGACGACGGATTCAAGTCGCTCTCAAAACTCGTCTCCGATCCGGTCACGCTTGCCGATGTGCTCTATTGCTTGTGCAAAGACCAAGCAGACAGGCAATCGATCACCGACGAGGATTTCGGCAGAGCACTCTCGGGGGATGTGATCACCCAGGCGGCTGATGCATTCGTTGAGGAACTCATCGATTTTTTCCCAGATGCCCGCGCCAGGGCGAGCCTTCGCAAGGCGATCGAAGCGGGCAAAGCGGTTCGGGACAAAGTGATAAGTCACGCGGAGAAGATCCTCGACTCGATCAACCCCGAAGCCGAAGCGCAGAAGTGGATCAACTCGTCTGGCACTTGGCCGGAGTCCTCGGCATCGACCCAGGACCATTCAGCCTCCGAGAGCTAATCGCCATGGGGGAAGCTCGAAGCCAGGTGCTCTGGAGTCACACCTCCAGCGTCCTGGCGATGCTTGCCAACATCCATCGCGATGCCAAACGCTCGAAAGTCTACCACCCTGCGGATTTCAATCCGCATGCCAAGAAACGAATCCAGCCTCGCACAGTGGTTGGGATCGAAGCCTTAAAGCATATCTTCATCGATCGCCAAAGTGAGTTGCAATAGTCATGGCTTCCAGTTCCAGCATCAAAGCAGGTGCAGCATACATCGAGCTCTACACCAAAGACTCGCGTCTGGTGAAGGGACTCAACGATGCAGCCAAAAGGCTCGATGCCTTTGGCAAGGGTCTCCAGGGGATCGGGACCAAGATGGCCATGCTAGGCGCGGGGATCGTTACCCCACTGGCCGGCGCTGCCAAGGTGTTTGCCGACATGGGGAGCGATATGGTCGACATGAGCCAGCGCACCGGCGTTTCTGTGGAAGCCTTGTCGGAACTGGGGTTTGCTGCCGAACAGTCCGGTGCCGACATTGGGACGCTCGAAGGATCGCTCAAGAAGATGCAGAAAATGCTCTTTGAAGCGGCATCCGGTTCGCAAGCGGCCCAGGAAACCCTCGCATCGCTTGGCCTCAATGTTGCGCAACTTTCAAAGTTATCTCCCGACGAGCAATTCAAGGTGATTGCCGATCGGATGTCTCAAATCACCGAACCGACACTGAAAACCGCCACCGCGATGGCGATCTTTGGCAAGTCAGGCACACAGTTGCTACCCATGCTATCGAGCGGTGCGCAAGGAATCGAGGAGCTGCAGCAACAAGCCCGTGATCTGGGTCTGACCATGGCAACCGACGATGCCCAAGCCGCAGAAGCCTTTGGGGACCGTATCGATGTGTTGTGGAAAGTTCTCAAAAAGGCCGTCTTTACGATCGGATCAGCCTTGGAGCCGGTTCTATCAGCCATGATCGATTCGACCGTTCGAATCGTCGTGGCGACCGGTGACTGGATCAAAAACAACAAAGACCTGATCATCACCGTTTTCAAAGTCGGCATGGCGATCGCAGCCGGTGGTGCGGCGATTGTTGCGATGGGGGCCGCAGCAACCGGACTTGGGACAGTATTTAGCGCAGCTGCTGCAGTGATCGTCGGCATTGGACAGGGGATCGCGATTCTTGGTACCGCGATCGCAGCACTGCTGTCTCCGATTGGCCTTACCATCGCAGGCCTTGCCGCTCTGGTCGGCTACCTCGTCTACACCAGCGGTGCGGGTACGCAGGCAATGCAGTGGCTGGGGGAGCGATTCAACGAACTCAAAGATACGGCACTCGCGGCCTGGAAAGGGATCGGCGATGCACTGGCCGCCGGTGACATCGCGCTAGCAGGCAAGATCCTTTGGCTCACGTTGAAGATGGAATGGCAACGCGGGGTCGCATTCTTGCAATCCAAATGGCTGGACTTCAAAGGATTCTTCATCGGTATCTTCCAAAGTGCGGTCTACAGCGTCGCTGGGCTGATGACCGACGCTTGGGCAGGCCTGCAAACCGGATGGTTGGAAACCACCCACTTCATCGCCGATAGCTGGACTGTTCTGATCAGCCTTTTGCAAAAGGGATGGAATCGATTCAGTGGGTTTTTTCAAAAAGTATGGGCCCGTATCCAAGGTCTCTTTGGGGATACCAACGCCGAAGCTGAGATTGCCAAGATCAATGATGAGATCGCTCGCCAAGACGACCTGATCAACAACTCTCAAAACCAAACGATCCTCGATCGCGAGAAGCAACGTCAAAAGGCTCGAAACCAAATCGAGCAAGACCGGCAAGGTGCCCAGTCGGCACTCTCGGACATACAGGCCCAAGAGCAATCCGCACTGGCAGATGCAAACCAGAAAGCTTTGGCCGACTCTGCTGCCGAGCTCGAGAAGGCCAAAGGGGAGTGGAAAGCCGCCCTGGGTGAAGCAGCACAAAAGCGAGCAGAAACCTCCCCCGGATCACCGAGCAAATTCTCCTTGTCTGAGCTTGGCCTTCCAGACATGGGCAGCATGGATCAAACGCTTGCCGAGACCAAGAAGAAAACGGATGTCGTGGGGACCTTCAACCCCATCGCGGCGATGATCCTTGGGTCCGATTCGCTGGGTGAACGTACCGCTCGGGCTAGCGAAGAGGTCGCAACCAACACCAAAAAACTCGTACAGCAAGCCGAACGTGGTGGCTTGGTCTTTAGATAGGAGATCAACGATGGCAGATCCAATCATTATCGAACGCTTCGACTCCAAAGAAGCGACCGAAAGCAAAGACAATCCGACCCATGATCTGGTCTACATGATCATGAACACGGAACAGTACTCGGTCGCCAAGAGCCTCATGGCATCGACGGTTCCTGAAAAGATCGGCGAATTGTTCTTGGATGACTACCACGTTGTCCACTTGGGCAATGGCGTCTGGGAAGGGACCGCTCATTACGTCAAATGGAAAAGCGAGTCGCAGTACTCGTTCGACACCGGAGGTGGTACGCAACACATTTCCCAGAGCATGGCGAATGTGGGACGGTATGCCGCCACTGGATTCACCGCTCCGGATTTCTTCGGCGCGATTGGGGTTACCGACGATCGTGTCGAAGGCACCGACATCACAGTTCCGGTGTTCAATTTCACCGAGACGCACTACATCGAAAAAGCCCTTGTTACTGGTGCCTACAAGCTCGCTCTGTTCAATCTCACCGGTAAAGTCAACATTTCGGGATTCAAGGGCTTTGCCAAGGGGGAAGTCCTGTTCCTCGGAGCAAGTGGATCAAAGCGTGGTCTGGATGATTGGGAGATCACGTTTCGATTCGCTGCCAGTCCCAACGTTGCTGGCTTATCTCTGGGAAGCATTGCCGGGATTGCCAAGGAAGGTTGGCAGTACCTTTGGGTGCGATTTATCGACGACGAAGATGCAACGGCCAAAGCATTGATCAAACGTCCCATCGCAGCCTATGTCGAACAGGTTTACCCTTATGGAAACTTTGCCAATCTTGGAATTGGAGTGTGATCCATGGGAGATCAGTTCCGCAAAGTTCAACCAGGGGATCCGCTGAAGATTCCGGCAGAGGCATGGAATGCTTTGGTGGATTTATCCCAGCAGCAAAAGAACCAACGACACGATCAACTTTCCGAATCCGAAGGAACATCCCGTCAAACGACACTGGCCAAAGTTCGTAACCAAACCGGCGTCGACCTCGATCGATTCTCGATCGTCGCACTCGGCACGCCGATCATCACCCCCGCAGAGAACCTCCGAGAATTCAAACGCCAAGTTAGTTTCCAAGGCTTGGTCCCAAGTGCCGGCACGGGAACTCGCTTCGGTGTACTGCTCGAACCGCTGAAGGATAATTTAATTGGCACCGCCGCAATTGCAGGGTGTGTCTTGACGCGAGTCGTGGTGGGATCCGTCGCTTACACCTGTGCGGAAACGGTCGCTGGTCAAAACGGCTATCTGCGCAGCGTTCCACATGGGCCGGCCTCGGTGCTCTGGATCGAATCCTCGGGCGCGGTGCGATGGGCAGTGATCCGTTTTGATGATGCGAACTACGAAGAGATCGTGTTCATTACGAGCAATATCCCTGACGGCAATGGGTACTACCCAGGCGTGGTTCAGAAGTTCGATGTCGCTATGAAATCTTGGAGCACGGCTTTTAGCTGCAAGGTGGTGGATGCCAACAAATGACCCTGTATTCACGTCGCTACATTGCCACTTCTGTTAGTGGCTCGGTCGAAGGCCTGCCAGTGTACGCGGCAACTTGTACGCAACAACGATTCGGGCAGGGCCCTAAACGCCAGCTCGGACATTTCCTTGGAATGGTTAATGGAGAACCTTTGTATGCAGTATCTAGCTGTGAGTTTCCTCAGATGGGTCGTTACCTCATGCGTTATGTGGGGTTTTCCGACCTGCCAATCTACGCCATTGTGTGCTGCGAAGTTTCCTCGAGTGGATCTTCGGGCAGTAGCGGTTCATCGGGCTCATCCAGCTCCTCTGGATCGTCGGGCTCAAATAGCTCGTCAGGTACTTCGGGTTCAAGTGGCACCTCGGGATCGAGCGGAAGCAGCGGATCCTCTGGAGATGTCGATCCTCCTGGATCCCACGGAAACTCAGGTTCCTCCGGCCAAAGCAGCAGCTCAGGGTCCAGCGGATACTCCGGATCCAGTGGGTCCTCTGGGAGTAGCGGCTCGTCGGGTAGCAGTGGATCCTCCGGCTCAAGCGGCTCGTCGGGAAGTTCCGGGTCGAGTGGCAGCTCTGGCTCGTCGGGTTCGAGTGGGTCCTCTGGTAGCTCGAGCTCTTCTGGCTCATCGGGCACATCCGGGTTGTCTGGATCCAGCGGTGGATCATCGAGTGGTTCCAGCGGTGTTGGCTCCTCGGGACCTGGGGCTTCGTCCGGTTCCTCGGGAAGTTCCGGCGGGTCGGGATCATCAGGTAGCTCTGGATCCAGTGGCCCAAGTGGATCCAGCGGTTCATCCGGTTCGGGATCATCTGGCATCGGATCCAGTGGTGTTGGTTCCAGCGGTGTCGGTAGCTCGGGTCAATCGTACGGTTCGAGCGGCGTTAGCGGTGGCTCGGCAAGCGGCTCTGGTTCCGGCTCGTCGAGCGGTTGTTGTTGCCCGTGCTACTACCAGTGGAATGGAATCGGCTGGGTGCCGGTCCCGGTCCCCGATCCGTGCGTTGCTTCCCAAGGACCGCTACAGGCCGTTTGTATTTGTGCGGGAAATGAGCCAACGAGCCCAGGCACGTTTATGGGGCAGACCGTTTACACAGGATGCGAACAAGGTGTGCAATGAGTAACTCAATATACTGCCCACACAACTTAGATGGCCACTGCCAGATCTCCTCCGATCTTGCCCAAATGCCAGTACCGATCGCCCACGATGCATGCGCGGCTTGTATCCAGCACACGATGCCCCGAGCCAAAAACTCAGTGACTTGCAGTAAAGCGATCCAGTATCGAACGCTCGTCGGCATGCTCCCTACAACGGAGTTGCTTGAGTGCATCAAACCTCCCACACAGGGGGTCGGTACCGAACTGGAACTCTTGATTGAAAAGACTCGGCGCACGCTCAATTGGATGTGCCTGGGGTGGCTGATTCCAGACAAGTTTACCTGCGGATGCCATTCCACGAAGTCACGCATGAATGAAATGGGCGTGCGCACGTGCCTGCGAAACAACGAAACCCTATCCGCTGAAATTCTTTCACGGTGGATCGTTCATGTTCCACCGATTCGTTTCATACCGTTCGTTCTAACCATCATCGGACTCTATGTCCTCCGCGCTGCCTACAACGCCGAATCCAAGGAGAAGCTCCATGGCTAATTGCAACCAAGCTACACCCGATCTGAGTCCCGAAGCCATGTTGGAACTGATCTATCGGTGTCCGCCTGGTCCTTGGCCCAATGCCTGGGGCACTTGGGATAACACCATCGAAGCCCATCGACGCTTGGTCGACCAATACGTCGACAATCTCAAGCCCAGTCGCGTCACTTACGCCCAAGAACGCGGCATCGTCATCGCCGGGGGAGGACTCAAGTACTTTCCGAGCGTGTGGGTCAACGTGAATTTGCTCAGGCATTTCGGCTGCACGCTCCCGATCCAGCTTTGGTACTTGGGGGACACCGAGATGGATCCCTACATGAAGCGACTGCTCGAACCCTTGGGTGTTGAGTGCATCGACGCCCGAGAGATCGAGAAAGAGCACCCATGCCGGATTCTGTGTGGCTGGGAGTTGAAACTCTATGCGACACTCCATTCGCCGTTTGCTCAGGTTCTTTTTCTCGATGCCGACAATGGAGTCGTCTGCGACCCAACATACCTTTTCGAGTGCGAGGAGTATCAGCGCCACGGGGCGATCTTCTGGCCAGACTACGCATGCTGGACTTTGAAACCTGGTGTCTGGAAAGTCTTCGGCATGATGGACATGGCAGAACCGGAAGTCGCCGAGCACGAACGGGCCTTCGAATCGGGCCAGTACCTCATCGACAAGCGTCGCTGCGATCGTGAACTGCGATTATCGCTGTTCTATGCCGAGCACTCGGACTTCACATTCCAGCACGTCTATGGAGACAAAGAGTGTTTCCACCTTGGTTGGAGACGACTTGGTTCCGATTACGCGATGCCAAGCGCTGGCCCTGGGTGGAATGTTCACACCATCGTTCAGTTCGACTTCCGAGGTCAGATCGTCTTCCAGCATCGGTGCCAGGACAAATGGCGATTCGGAGGGAATCGGTTCGTTGACTCACTGGCCAACGAAGAACTCTGCTTCCAGCTCGTCCGCGATCTGGCTAGCAAATGGAGTGGCACCCTTTGGAAGAACGAGGATCCAACCACCATGGAAACCGAAACCATCGAGCAATTGATCAACAAGCGGGTTTTGTACCGACGGGTTGGATACGACCAGCGTGTGATCAAATTCGGTCCCAACCGCGAAGTCATCGAAGGGGCTGCCGAGTGTGAACGCCTTTGGCACATAAATCACGTCGATGGCAAACCGGTGCTCACCATCGGACGACTCGATCGACCCACGTGTCACCTGCGTCGTGACTATGAAGGAATCTGGCGAGGTTCCTGGTTGGAATACGAACGGATGCCTGTCGAAGTCATTCCAGAGGTGGAATGGAAGCCAACGGTCGATGCGATCGATCCGGCCAAGTCGCGGCTGCTCATCACCGTGGCCACCGGCGATTCGTTCCGAGAGTTGCTCAAGTACACCGGTCCATTGATGGAAGCCTACGCCAAACGGATTGGAGCCGACTTTGTGGCGATCACCAAGCCCGCACAGGATTGGTGGGGTCTGGAAAAGTTCCGGGTTCACCCATTCGCACAAGCCTATGAACGGACTTTGTACGTCGATGCCGATGTGTTCCTGACCGAAGAGACTCCCGATATGTTTGATGTGGTCCCAACGGGGCACGTGGCGATGCATGACGATTGGAGTCAGTTGCCAAGCTTTGAG